CACTCATCAAAGTATTCCAAGTTCACGGAAGATAAACAACACACTGCAGTTCTATCTTTTGCTGTGGGTAATGTAATCTCGGAACATAAGTTAGAGTGATTGAATTTTAATCCTAGTTTCTTTTGGGATTCGGGTAGCGCCTCATTGACTGTATCAATAAATGAAATGTACGGTTCGCCCGTTGCGATTCTAGTTTCCAGAATCTTAATCCATAAAGTTCTAGCATCAATAGTTTTAATAACTTGTTTAGTGTGCGGGTCAATTAGATTCCAAGCCTCACCTTTCTGGACAGCTTCCATGAAAGCATCCGTAACATTGATACCGTGGTGTAAGTTTAAATTCTTTCTATGAATATCTCCACCCGTAGGTTTTCTCATTTCAATAAACTCTACAATCTCTGGGTGAGATACATCCATGTATGATGCATAACTACCACGTCGTGTTGCGCCTTGATGGAACGCGGTCATCTGAGAATCCACCACGTGCATAAAAGGAATCACGCCTGTAGTTTTATTACCAATACTTGTAGCCATACCTTGGGATCTAACATTACCCCAGTATCCACCGATACCACCGCCCATACTAGACAGCCATATGTTTTCAGTATAGTGATCTGCTAAACCTTCACGTGAATCATCTACATAATTTAAGAAGCAGGATATAGGTAGCCCTCGTGTTGTTCCCCCGTTAGATAGGATAGGTGTTGAAAACATAAACCATAACTTACTAGCGTAATCATATAATCTTTGTGCGTGGGCTTGGTCATCAGCAAATGTTTTTGCCGCCCGAGCAAAGCCATCTTGGGGGCTAGCCTCAGTGGGTAGTAAGTATCTATCCTTAAGTATTGTTTTGCCAGAATCTGTCAAGAGTTCATCGCGAGAGTAGTCTATATTTATTTTCATGTGTGCTCCTTTATTAATTTTGAATGTTTCTCGAGGCGAGTTTGCCATCCTATCATAACTTAACTGGGAATACAAGACCGTCTTGTACTTTTATATACCCAGCTTCTTCCATAGCTTTAACAGTTTGTTCAGATTCACCTGGCGCGAGAGTTCTTCGAAGAAGTTCCCGCTTAAAGTGTCGAAGGTGGATGTATCCTTGCTTCGAATTTGCCATAGTTTCTTTCGACCATACTGCCATATCTTGCGCTAGTTTACCCGCCCTAGCCATACCAAAGCCTGCCAATGCACGAGGCATAGCCTCTTCCACTTCAAACATTAAGTCTTTAGTTTTCTGCCAATGGTCCCAAGTAATAATCTTATCCTTAGAACTGCTAGCTGAAATAGCTAAAGATACTTTAATAAAGTGTGATACTCTACGTTGTGTATACTCAGCTAAGTTTGCATCAGTCGGTATTGGTTCAAGTCCCGTTTCAATATCTTCGTTGATCTTATCAAATGCGCGGTCATCAAATCTCATAGGTCCATACATCTTTGCAATCTCAGATAAGTCATGTCTCAGATTAACAATGGTTGCATCTGAAACTTTGTCTTGCAATAAAGACTGAGGAATCTTTTCACCATCATAAAAGACAGGAATGATTCTAGATAATAGACCTTGTGACCTAGCATCTTCTGGTAAGTTATCAACAAACTGCTCGGGTGTAGCACATGCGATCCAATTTAAACAAGGACCTTTAATAATGTGCTCACCTGCAGTCTTGGTTTTATGTGAGTATTCTTCTTTGCTATCCCACATATCGGTCAAGAACATTTGTAGATAACGCTCATGTCTAGAGAGGAATGTACCTAGCTCTGAGGTTACTAATGTCAATGACCCATCAAAAAATTCTTCACCCATTGTAGATAATCTCATGTCGAGTCTTGATGCTTTAGACATATCTACTGCTAATTTTTCTGGAGTAATTCTATCTTGAATAAGATAGAGAGGAAACTCTTTCAAACCATACTCAACCAATCCAGAATTAAAATTCTCGTGGTCTGGTTTTGTACCTACGGGCGTTGTTAGTTTACGAAATACTTTACTAAATGGTAGAATCAAACTAACAGATTTGTTTCTCCCAGGTCCCGCTACTAACACAACAAATATATTCGCACGTATATCGTAGTTCGCCATAGGCATCCACACTCTTCTGCCCAATGCACCAGACACAGATGACAGCGCCGCCCAAGTTCTAAACAACTTAGGTATCGGACTTTTTTCTGTAGCCTTTACGCATGCGTCTATATAGTCTTTATATATTCGCGCCATCGTGCCCCCTCTCCCATGTTTTCATGTTCTTCCAAGTGTTGCCCACTTCAACAGAAGAAGGTATCACTAATGTTCTTTCGCCTACTTGAATAGGATTTGTCATACACTCAACGATCTTAGGCATCAGCTCATCTATCTTTTCAGTAGGAACCTGTCCTAAAATCGCGTCGTGTACTTGTCCTAATACTTGAACACCATCATCACGCAACTCATTCCACACTCGATATAATCCCATGTTCAATAAATCACCAATCGTAGATTGAGGTACATAAGCAATAGCACCACGTAATGTTGTGGCATCATCTAGTCTACCCCAGAACTGTCTGCGTCTGCCGATAGGAGTAGTTAATGTTCCAGTATTTAACAACTCATTTGCTATGTTGTCATGCCACTTGCGTATTCCAGGGAATGCGCCAGGCACTTCTACATATTTAGCCTTCTCACCATATACCTTACCATATGCTAGAAGCTCATCAAAACCAGCTTTAGGATCTTGCTGATGCCAGCGATTCACAGAATCAAGACTGACTACCCCACCATAATAAAGTAATTGGAATCGTGTAGCATGTGCCACTTTAATCTTTAAATGTCTAGCCAAAGATGCAGCTGACAAACCATAGTTAGTACCATGACCTGCGCGTTTACACATGTCTCTAAAACTAAACTGTAAGTAATAGGGATTCTCAGCTAGCTTTCTTTCTTGAGCAGGGTCACCACTCCACCCCATATTTTTCCAGACCATCTTAACCACTGTGGTATGCAAGTCACCACTCTCACAAGCATTGATATATCCTTCGTCGCCTGTAAGATAAGCAACCACACGAGATTCTGCCTGCTCTAAGTCAGCATAGAACATAGTCATTCCATCATCTGGAATAAAAATTTCGCGCAAGTCTTTTGTTATGTTTTGAAGATTAGTTCCTGTACCCCAAGGGGCTTCTGAAGATGACCAACGCCCTGTCTCCGTGCCTGCCACATTATAAGAACAACGAATGCGGTTGTCTTTATCTCTTGTAGTTTCTAGCACACCAAGTTGTTTGTCGATATCACGTAAGGCAAGAATTGCATTGGCAAATACTTTTGCTCGTGGATAATTTTCGCGCAGTTTCTCTAGCGCCTCACGATCTGTTGAAACTTTTGACTTCCCCTTTTTATAGGACATGATCTTAGGTATACCTAAGTGTACATAAAATAAATCCTGTAATTGTTTGGGTGAAGCGTGGTTTAAATCTTTACCTGTTGCCGCCTGTGAAAATAGATTTAACATTCGCTCTAATTTCAAACGCGCTTTTTTCAAGGGGGCACGCATGTTCTTAACTTTCTCTAGGTCTACGCGCAAACCCTTCTGCATCATAGCCATCGCAGGCTTGAGGCTATCTATTTCAAACTGATATGTTTTGGAAGTGGTATCGTCTAATTCTTTTTTGATCTTCTGCCAAATCTCTAGAGTCACCGCGCAATCTAAAGCGCAATAAGTCCAGAGGATCTGCTCAGAATCGAGTTCGATATTTTGTATATCTACGTTCTTTATTATTTTTGCCATTGCTTTTGTCTCCTGTGTTACTCATAGTCTCTCTCAATTATCATGTCGATATAATGTTTTGCTTTTAGTAAGTCTTGTTTGCCGCCCTTGTCTTGGTGTCTACAGATATACTTGATTGCATTACCTTCTGCAAAAAGAAATTTGTTCTGATTAACGAACTCCGATGGTTGTATCTTGAACTTCTTGTAATGATCGCCACCCACTTGAGTTGAGTATGTGGTCGTTGCTCTATTACTTGTATAACTCATCTATTCCACCTATAATATTAAATACCTCGTTGCGAACATACTGCGGATTTAAGAACGCATACTCGCAAACAAGGCTAAAATCTTCTGTCTTTCCGCGCAACCATATCTTGGCGCGCTCTTTATTTGATAGACTTTCGCGTGCCTTATTGGTCGACATAAAGTCTGATATCGCTTGGTCAATTACTGATCTCCACAATCGTACTTCACTTTCGATAGTTACTAAATCATTTGGTATATGTAACTCCGCAAAGTATGGAGCACGTTTCGCCATTATTACATCTATTCATCTCTCTTAGTACTCTTTGAAAACTTAGCCATCGTTTTCCAAGCACCCTCGTTTGTATATATCGAACCTAAAAAGCCTAAGCCTTTCTGTTGTTCGGGCTGTAATGCATGTTGGGCATGCATTGTATCATGAATAGTTCCCGCTACTTTTATATTGTGTTTATATTGTAGCCACGACACATCATACGTTTGGTTCTGTGCGACCTTCGTAATCTTTTCATTTTCAAGGATGCGTTTTATCCAAGCCCATGCTTGTTGCTCATGGGTAACATCAGTCCAATAGTTTTGGAGTACGTTTCGTTTGTCCTTGATTGGTATAACGAGAGCGACAGTATCGCTTGGAGCGAAACCAATACAAGTAATAAAACCGCCTCCTGTTTCAATGTCGAAACTGAGTGGCTGATCTTCGTTATTCTCTCTAATATACTTTTGTTCGAAGTCCTCGAGGTCTTTGATTTCTGGTTCAATCCATAACTCTCTTTCTTTTATTTTAATTTGTGGTGTGTTTGATTCTTCGACTGCCTTCTTGATATCTGCTAAGACAATAGGTCTGAAGTCAAAGTTTCTAATGACGGCACTAGGACTAAACGTAGGCATAACTTTGGTCCCACCTGTGAGGTCCGATTTGAGAATGGTTCCCCTGTAAGTACCTATCTTGTCTAGTCCTGTCAGCGCCCATAACGCAAGGCTACCCATGGCAATAATGACATTAGGTTTGCACGCGTTAAGCTCGTTTTGCAACCGCTCTAACTCGCTCTCATACTCGGGCTTTAGAAAGCCGAAGCCATTCACAGGATACTTCGAGCGCCACTTATTCTCTTTACTAAACTTAGAATAGTTCTTCTTGTTCATAAAGAAATGGGCGGGGTTCTCCTGTGCTGGCTTCTGAGCGAGAGCATGCGTAAGCAAACAGTTCTCCACATTTAGTTCTAATATCTCACACATCTTGTGAAACATTTTTCCCGTACTACCAACCATGATTTCACCAAGACGTTGCTCATCCGTAGTTGGAAAATCAAATACGAAAGCTATCTTGCAATCACCGTTAGGTTGTTGTGAAGGTACTGTCTGCTTATTCATGTTAGAGTATTCTCTTTATTGTTGGTTGTAGAATATCTTTATTCTGCCCCACCATCTCGTGCTTGATTAAGCCCTTGAAGGTTTTACCAATTGCCATCTCTAGCAATTCACTGTAAGGCAGGTCTTCCACATGACCCATATCTAACCCATTGGTTAGAAATGATTTCAATCCTGTTGCAGGATTGTTTACTTTCAAGGCATTAGGTGTAGCCCAGAACTCCATACGAGTTGGCTGTGCATCCTTGAGTTTATCCTCAGTTAAGTCTGAGTCAATCACTCCGATCGCCTTGACGTTTACTCTGATGAGAGGGGTATTATTCTGCCCCACCTCATCTGCTCTATAAGAAGTTATAGAGAACTCATAACTACCCTCTGGTAGCACGACAGAATCTGGCGTGTCATTGGGCGTCATGTTTAAAAAGTCAGCAACATTAGACATTATTTATCTCCTTTCGTATTGCTCTCTTTGAGTTTAGACTGTGCGTTCTTTTGAATAGATTCAAATAACTTGTTCAAGTCAAGTTCAATGTTCGGCTCTATTAAAGATGGCGCGGTAACTTTCAGATCCATCTTGTGGTCTGACATTGTACGTAACGTGCGCTCCGTTCCTTTACTAGATGAACGAGTATCTATTCTGCATACACAGTTAAAGTATCTACCAATCTTAGTAGATAACTTCGAACCGACAGATGTTGGATATGCTTTGGACACACCCAAGTCGCCTTCCATATACTGCATGTGCGTAGTCACAACAACATTACATTTCACTTCATCACCTGTGATATATTGTATAATGTTTTGGACATCACGCGCCGCCGCTCCCCACTCGGGTTGGCTAGCTTGCTCTGTTGGTTTTTTGTTATTGAAGACGAGAGCCGCTCTTAAGGCAGCTTCGCCCATCAGTGTGAGGGAATCAATCACTAGAACTGTATCGTCTCCCCATTCTTTCACAGGACCTAAGTCCTCATCACCATCTTTCCAGTGTGATAATAACCGTGCCCCTCGTCTGAACGAGTCAGCCTGTCCTAGTGAATCTCTTAACGTAACATATGATACGTTCTTTACTGCCTCGGGTTTTAAAAACTCGGGCAAGATATCAAGTCCGTCATCATAGTCTAGTATACGTAGCTTCTTGCCAGCATTAGCTAAACTCGCCAGAGCTGACGTTTTACCAGAGCCACTATCTCCACAGAGTAATAGCTTGGTAACACTTGTTGATTTATGTTTACTTATGTTTGCCATAAACTGGTCTCCTATAATGTTTTGAATTATATATTATTAAAAAGATTTGTCAAGAAAATTATTTACCGCCCTTGATAACTTCAAGTTCTTGTGGTTTTGTTTCTTCTAAATCTGGGTGATACTCTTGGTGAAAGTCATTACCAAAGAACATTCCCCTTTGTGATTTCGCATGCGCACATGCTTCTCTATATCTGCACCCACCGTAGTTTCCACATGATGTAAAATTCGCGGGGTAGTATTGTGAGTTAGCATATACATCTGATATATCAAGGTGATGCAACGTATCATTGTGCCACTCATCAATCAGTTCTTTCGGTACGTTGTATACTTGTCTTGCAAA